ATTCCCCCTGACATGGGTAAGTTTGCAGGGTATATAGCTATTGGTTTTAAAGATAAGCCAGAGGATATTGCGGCGTTAAAGACACGCATAAACTTGGCGGCAACTGATATGTCTGAGGATTGATTATGTTTGAAGTATTTGGTGGAATATTGGGCGGAGCGTTAGGCGGTATTTTTCGCTTGGCTCCTGAAGTTCTTAAGTTCTTTGACAAAAAGAACGAAAGGTCGCATGAGATGCTTATGTTTGCCCGTCAGTGTGAACTGGAGCAAATTAGAGGTCAGATGAAGTTGGCTGAGATTGGGGCACAACGGGAGGCGGCTGTTGATGTAGGGGTCATGGATGCCTTTAATTCTGCAATAGAACAACAAGCCTCAATGGTCAAAGCCGCAGGTGGTTGGGCGGCTAGTTTGTCTGCATCTGTTCGCCCTGTCGTTACATACTGGATTCTTTTAGTCTGGTCTTTTGTGCATTTGTGGTTTGGCTGGAACTCATGGATTGCAGGCGCTTCCCCTATGGAAGTCTTTAAGATGATGATGTCGCCTGACTTCTCGGCACTCTTAGCTGGAACAATTAACTATTGGTTCCTTGATAGAACTCTGAAACAGCGTGGGCTATGAACTTAGAACTAGCCGCCGCACTGTGCAGGCAGTTTGAGGGCTACAGAGCCAAGCCGTACCTTTGTCCAGCTAATGTGGCTACGATTGGGTACGGTTCTACCTATTACGCTGATGGGAAAAAGGTAACTTTACAAGACCCTCCTATGGATGAGCCAACGGCTATATACCCCGCAAACTTACCCATATCTGGGGGGATAGAGCCTCTGCACATGAACTTTACACCTTGTTTTACACCCCATTCACCTACTTTGGATGATGGGCTGAACTCTTCACAGAGAACCTCGTTGTTAAGCATAGCCACCATAGCGGCATTACGGTCTGCGCTTGCATTAAACAAGGAAGTTACTGTGCCTTCCATTGTCTTTTCCCGTGAACCGTCAGAGTTCAAAGCCAGCACGGTGGTTCGGCTGTTAGTCGCCAAGTTAGCTTTGTGAATTAGCACGACTAAGCCATCAACATCTTTCATCAAGCTACGGGCAGGGGCAAGTAACACTTCCTGCTTTGCCAACTGAGGCATCTTGTCCTGTGTCGTAATAGCCTGAAGGATGACTTGCCTAGAGTCCCACGCAAAGTACCCAGCAAACGCTAGAAACGACAAAAGGATGACTGTAAACAGCTTAAATGGATTATCAACCCATTCAATTAGCCCAATGACTTTACCTAGAGCGCTATCGTCTTTCTTGGCTTCAGGTTTAGATGCAGTCGGTGCGGCAACAGACACATTGATGGTCTGCTCGGCTTTAGGCTTGGGTGTACGCCTCTTAACAGGCGCTACCTTTGCTGGCGCTTTAGCTGTAGTTTTCTTTGCTGTAACCATGTTTAAACCAACTTATCTATTTCCCGTTTAAGGTTTGTAATGTCAATGTTTAGCGTTATCTGCCGCATCCTGTATTCATAAATCTCATACTCATACTGATGAAACTTCTTTACCTGCTGGTCAATCTGTACTTGCACAGCCCTCTCAGCATTTAGCCTTTCCACCCTTTTTGCAAACACTTCTGATTGCATTGGTGGATTTGGCTGAACCACTGGATACCATTTGTCGTAACTGATCTTCACTTCTTTTCCCGATCAAGCGCATCTTTGTATCCATAAATTATCTTTGATCTAAGCTGAACAGTGTCTGCCGTACCCGCCCAGTCTGGAAGATTGTTCCAAATGATCACATAGTCTGAAGTCTTGCAATGCTCTGCGTTGTGGATAAGCCAAGCCATCATTTCTTTGTGGCGCTGAGTTGGATCGTGGACTGTGTAGCCAATTCCATAGAACTCGCGCACATGGCATCCACTCTTGGCTACGGCTCCAGCCAATACTAACAACAGTAACAGTATGAGCCAACGCATTTACCACGCCCAACTCCATGCAATGATGTAGGTGCTAAAAATTACAAAGGCAACTAAAAGAGTCGCCGCAATGAATGCTTCGACCCAGTCCCACATAATCAGGGAGCGTCAGGCCAAGTAATTGTCCAAGGGAAACCAGACTGGGTAGTGATATCACGCAATGCTTGGCGGTATGTAGCCCATGCAGTTTTATCAGCAGTGCTGTCAGCAATCTGAGTCCAGTCACAGTCCTTGAGTTTGTCGTTGCGCTCTGTACGAATGATTTTGGCACGGTCAGAATCCATTCTTGCTTTGTACGCCGCTTCTTGTTCAACAGCAGTTGTTTCGCCATCTGTAAAGATTGGGCCAAGCACATGCTTTGTGTACCATTTGCCGCCAATTTGTTCTACGCCTTGACGCATTGAGTATTGGTAAACAGTACCGCCAGTTGCTTGTGGGCCTTCAAAAACAATGTCTGCGCCTCTATCGTTAAGAATTTCTTCAGTCAAAGCCTGCGCTAGACCCATATCAAAATGATCTCTGCGGTACTCGTTTTCATACATTACCGCGCCAGTTTGTCTAATTCTAATTTCCATGATTTTTCCTTATGCAATAGCCAAGAAGATAAATGTGCCACCATTGGCGTTGATTGCGGCTGGAGCCGTGCTTGTAATGTCAAAGCCCACGCCTGTGGTGTCAACATAGTCAGTGCCTGTTACTTCTGCGCCTGTTGTGTTTAAAAGCAAGTATGGGTCGTTAGATGGAATGATGCCACGGGCAGAGTCCCAAACATACCAATCGCCAGTTGAGTCAGTGCGTTTAATAAGAACAAATCGGCTACCACTTGTAAACCCACAATTGATTGTTTGTGCGGCTCCTGTGCCTGTGTAACTTCCTACTTTGGAAACACCTGCACAAGTGGCAAATAGGTAGGCAACATAAGTTGAACCACTAGCATTAGTGTATGCACCTGTAGATAAATTTAATACTGTTGCAGTTGGAATTGCCGTTTGAACAGTTGAGTCTGTATCTTTTGCAAAGCTGAGATTTAAATACACCCCATCATTGACACTAAAACTAGACTGCCACACACGCCAATCTGATGTAGAACTTCTACGCTTCCAAATTACCAGTTCAGGCACTACGCCCAAATTGTGCGTTTGAGTCGTAGCACTTCCCGTCCCTGTATAGCAAACAACATCAAAGAAATTTGGAGCGCGTCTGAAGTTCCAACCACAAACAGTAGCGTTGCTTAAGTCGCCTCCTGACGCGCTCAAAATACCCAACATCCCACCAAAGTTATAAGTGGCACTTGCTGAAGTCTCTGCGGCTGTAGAGGCAGTACCAATTTGACCAACAGTTAAACGAGGAATTGCAAATGAACCGCCCCCAGCTTTAATACCAGTAAGTAACAAATCAACTGGAAATCCTGCGTTAAAGATTGGCGTAGCTTGGCTAGTTCCAGAACTTCTTGATGCTACAGGTGTAAATACACTTGTACTACTCGTAGGCACAGCCATCGGGCCTTTACGAATTGCTATGTAGATGTAGTTTGAGCCTGAAGCATTAAATTCAGAACTTGAGTCGAAAAGAGTGAAGCCTGTTGCGGTAAAAGCTATCTTTTGGTCGGTAACTTCAGCGGCAGTTGTATTAGCGGCAAGAAGTTGATCGTTTCCATCAGCGGTTGCACCTCTCATATTGTCAATAACCCACCAACTTCCAACTCCACCTATTGACCTTTTAACAAGAAGATATTGAGGCTCATAACCAAGATTTATTGTGTTGCTTCCAGAGCCAGAGCCATTTCCTGCATATGTTCCACACGAAATCACATTGTCTGTACCAGACAGACCAAAGCCTCCTGCGTCATGGGCGAATAGGTATGCTACATATGACTCAGCGCTTTGGTTTACATCGGCATCATTTCCTAATGTAAAAACTGTGCTTGTTGGGGTTGTGCTATTCCAGTAAGCAGTTTTTAATAACTCAGCGCCCGTGTTGTTAAGTTGTAAAGCGTATTGGTTGCTCGTCAAACTTCTATGGTACACAGCCCAATTTGTTCCTACATAAGTGGTGCTTTTTACAATAATACAACCCGGAACCGAACCGAGGTTATGAGAGATTTGTCGACCTGCCGTTGAGTTTCCTGTCCAAGTCACAACATCAAAAAACTTGGCTTGTTCTCGGAATGTCCATGAGCAGTATGTTGCTGTTGAAGTATTTAATTTTGCTAAAGCACCAATTGTAAATCCAGTAGAATTAAATGAAGTTAAACCAGTAGCTTGTGTAGTTTGTGCCGCTGTAGTGTTTGATACCAAATCAAAAGTTGCACCTCGTGCTGTGTCATATAGCGCATGGGCAGTTGCCCCAGACCGCCCCTTCATCCAAACCAACCCACCACTTCCTGTGCCATAACTGAACGGGCCATTACCATTAGGTGTCACATTACTGGTGTAGTTATTACCGATCAATGTAGTATCTACTGCACTAGACAATGATTGAGCACCAAGATATGAAGTGCCAGAAATTTGAGTTAATGGTTGTGTAGATGGGGTGAATGTGGTTGTGTATAAAGCCGTGCCTTTTACAATTCTAAAATTAGAATAAAAAATACAGCGGCGCTTGAAATTCCCCCGGGGAATCTGTTCCCAAACCTAAACGCCTTACTCGCCCCACCATAAGTGTAGCTTGTAGTGTATGTAGAGCCTACTTGTGTGCCATCAAAAAATAATCTGACAGAATTACCACTTCTAGTTATAGCAATATTGTGCCAAGAATCATTTGCTACTGTTGTGCCCGTTGCGGTTATAACGGCAACGCTTGATCCACCAGATGACTCGTTCCACTCTATATCACCAGTAGAAGACCTATTTAAAGTCAGACCAAAAAATCCTGATGATGTGCCGCCATTTAATTCATATGGGTCTATTCGTGATGTGTAGCTTGTTTTAATCCAGCATTCAACAGTCCAATCTGATGTGCCTAAATCAAAAGCTGACGCGCTTGACTCAGTATTTATTTGACCAGCATTGAAGTAATTACTATTGCCTGTATTTGGGCCTAGGTTAATACCATTAGGAATGGACTGTAGGGTTCCGTTGCCTGTGTAAAGGTATGTTGAAAAAACATCTTCAATGTAATTGGCGGTATTTCCAGCCGTAGGCCACTGTCCGAGCTTTTGCCAGTAAGCCTGTTGCTCAAGCGTCCAGATGCCCGGGGCAGTGCTATTCGCAAACGGGCCACTTGGTGTGACTGGGTTCTTGGTGATTAGACCTCCGGGGTACTGCTTAGACATCACTCACCTCAACCCATGAAGTTGTTGCTTCGTTCCAAGTGTAATTTTTACCATCTGTTGGCATAGCCACGGGCGCATCCCACAAACAAGTTGTTTCGTTTAAACCCCATGATGGGAACGGTTGTGGTGGAATAAAAGCATCACGGCCTGAGTCGTATGTGTAGCCTATCCCAGCGTAGTTTTTTCTAATTGTGCCGTTGTAGCTTGTTTGTTTCCAATTAGCGTAACCGCCTGACCAAGCAGTTAAAAACGCAATGCCTTTTGCTTCAGACTCATGTCCATTTTCGTCAAGTAACTCGTTGTTATGTACAACATTAACTTCTAAGACGATATTGTTTTCATTTAATTTAGCAAAATGAGCCATGTGGAATTCCTCAGAATGTAATTGAACCGTTGCCAGTCCACCGATAAATACGATAACCGCCAGTGGTTGTTATTGTTGGTGAGCCTGTTGTAGATGATGCCAACGCAAAAGAATCGGCGTAGCGGATGATAACCACACCAGAGCCGCCATTGCCTGCCGTCCAATACTCGTCATCGCTTGACCTACGGCCACCACCACCGCCGCCACCGCCTGTGTTACTGCTACCAGAACTACCACCGCCACTATTGTTACCGCCGCTACCACCACCGCCAGCACCGCCAGCACCACCATTAGTGCCGGGTGATTGACTACCGCCACCGCCACCGCCAGCGTATGTCACTGAAGAGCCAGATATTGATGACGCTGTGCCAGCACCGCCGACACCAGAAGTTGAAGTGCCAGTAACAGCATTACCACCTACAGCGGAAGCACCGCCACCACCGCCAGTTAATGATCCTGAACCTAAACCTGCACCGCCGCCATTATTGCCTTGACCGCTTGTTCCAGAACCACCAGAACTGTTATTTGAAGTGCCGCCGCCAGAGCCACCAGACCTGCCCGCTGGACTGTCTGCGTAGTTACCGCCGCCGCCGCCACCTGCCGTAGAAGTAATGGAAGAAAAAACCGAGTTGTTACCGTTATTCCCAGCCGACCCACTGTTATTTCCAGTTCCACCAGCACCAACTGTTACAGTGATTGCGGAACCGCTAGACACAGCAAATCCAGAGGCGGTTCTAAATCCACCAGCACCGCCGCCAGCGCCTTGTCCTGAACCGCCAGCCCCACCCCCTGCAACCACGAGGTACTCAACTTCGGATGGGTAACTTGGTGCAACTGGGGTGACACTATTTGAAGCTACACTTGGGCTTCCAGTGCCTTGTGAATTTGTCGCCACAACAGTGAATGTATATGCTGTGCCGTTGGTTAACCCAGACACAGTAATGGGCGATGACGCACCTGTACCAGTCAAACCGCTAGGGCTTGCTGTTACTGTGTATCCAGTGATGGCACTTGACCCAGTATTAGAGGGTGCTGTAAATGCTACAGACGCAGAAGTATTTCCTGCTGTTGCAGTAGGGCTTGTTGGAGGGCTAGGCAACAAAGGCCAAGTGGTTGCCGCATTAGCTTGCATCTGCTGTCTTAGTGTCCATGATCCTGAATAATTAGGCATTGCTTACTCTCAGAATGTGATTGAACCGTTACCAGTCCATCGGTAAATACGATAGCCTCCAGTAACTGCAAACACTGGTGGCGGCGGCGGTGGTGCGGGAGATGTTGCCTCTGGTAGCGGTGCATCTTGGGCGGGAGGCTCTGGCGTGGTCATAATTAGATACTCAGA